TACAAGTGGTGGTTATGCTTTACTACAACAAAGTACTGGTGCTACATACTTAAATGCTGCATCAGGACAACCTATATATTTTAGAATAAATAATTCTGATGTAATGCACATAAACTCATCAGGTAATGTCGGTATAGGAGTAACTGGTGGAACTTATAAACTTGAAGTTGGTGCAAGTCAAAAAATAGGATATTATGGAAGTTCAAGTGGCTATGGATATTTTGAACCATATAATGGTGCAGATGGACATATGAGATTTGTTAATAATTGGGGAAGTGGTGCTGCACATATATTATTACTTCCTGATGGTAATGTCGGTATAGGAACTACATCACCTGGAAGACAACTTACTTTATATGGAGAAGCTGTAATTAGATTAGATGGAAACGCAACTGACCCAGGATTAGATTTTAATACTTCAGGAACTTCAGATATGCAAATTAGGTATCGTGGTTCATCTGATAAATTACAAGTGTATTCTTATGGAACTTCTACCAATGTAATGACTATACAAAAAGCTGATGGAAATGTCGGTATAGGTACTGAATCACCTGATTCTAAGTTACAAGTAGAATATACTACAACTTCTAATGGTAGTGCAGCTATTGCAGAATTTGGAACTTCAGGTAGTGGTGCTATTGCTAATTCAGGACATCAAGTTATTGTTGGTGGACCAAGTGTTAGTGGATATACTGGAATGATGATTTATTCTGATAGCACTTCAGGTGTAGGACAAATATCTTTTGCAGATGGTAGAGGTGCTAATGATTCTTGGAGAGGAACAATAGCGTATGAACACGCTAACGATAGAATGGAATTTTGGACTAATGCTACTGAAAAAATAGCAATAAATTCAGATGGAGATTTTATTCCTGCAGGAGATGGAACTCAAGATTTAGGAGCATCTTCTAAACGATGGGGAGTAATATATTCTGCTGACTTGGATTTATCTAACGAAGGTTCACAAAACGATGTTGATGGAACTTGGGGTAGTTATGTAATCCAAGAGGGAGAAGATGACTTATTCTTAATCAACAGAAGAAATGGTAAAAAATATAAATTTATGTTACAAGAGGTACAAGACTAATGGCTATTACATATAGAGGAGTACGCTTTGCAGGATATAATAAACCTAAGAGAACACCAAAGCACCCTAAGAAATCACACGCAGTATTAGCTAAATCTGGTGGAAAAGTAAAGTTGATCCGTTTTGGTCAGCAAGGAGTAAGAGGAGCAGGGAAGAGTCCGAAGTCACCTGCACAAAGAGCAAGAAGAAGGGCATTTAAAGCACGACACGCTAAAAACATTCGCAAAGGGCGTATGAGTGCAGCATATTGGGCGAATAAAGTAAAATGGTGAGGAAATACAATGGAATTAAATAAAAGCACAAAATTTACACTGAGTTTGGAAACAATCGTCAGTATAGGGGTAACAATCTTTATGGTAGTAGGTTTATGGTTTAATCTAAAAGCTGATATTGAATTAGCAAAAGAATTACCAGAGCCACCTATCAGTAGAACAGAATATGATCTAAAAGACCAAATGATTCGTAATTCTATTTTGAATACTGAAGAAAAGGTAGAAAAACTTGAAGATAAAGTAGATGATATCAAAGAAGATACCAGAATGATTCAAGAAACTCTTTTAGATATGAGAAATGATTAATGGAGAGTAATTATGAGAAATATGATAAATATGTGGCTGTTGGTGCTTGGGTTATCTACATCATCGCTATATTCGCAATCAGTATCTTTGGATAGTTTTCAAGATGTACAGTTGCTAAATGTACAGAATTGTGCAGTAGTACAAGTAAACGCATCTTGGAATTATGGCAATAGAGTAAAGATAGAACAATTAGATAAGCTCTGTTATATTGCAGAGATAGATATTGAAGATAAAACGATTGGTGCTACCATAGTAAAAGAATGGGATATCAAAATAGTTCCAACTATTGTTGTATTAAAAGAAGGTGTAGAGATAAAAAGATTTCAACCTGGTATTAGTATGAGCTTTGATGAAAGAACTATTATAGAAGATATAAGAAAAGAAGTTCGATAATGCCAAAACATAAAAAATCGAGAGTCAATCAAGCAGGAAACTATACCAAACCTGGATTAAGAAAACGCTTATTCCAGAAGATTATGCGAGGTAACAAAGGTGGTAATCCTGGACAATGGAGTGCAAGAAAAGCACAGATGTTAGCACTTGCTTATAAACGAGCAGGTGGAGGTTATAAATAGTGGCTCTCAAGAAATCACAAAAAAGTCTACGCAGATGGACGAAACAAAAATGGGGTACTAAGTCAGGGAAACCTTCTAAAAAGACTGGAGAGAGATACCTACCTCAACGACTACTCAAAGCAATGAGTTCGTCAGAATACGCATACGAAACTCGTAAGAAACGCAAAGCAACTAAAGCAGGAAAGCAACGAGCTAAGTATTCTCGCAAAACAAGAAAAAGAATGCGTAGATATTCTTAATTTGTTATATTCAGTATTATTAATCATACTGGAGGACAGATGTCTAAAGAAAAAAAACAAGATGAATTTAAAATCGTATTAGAGGACGGAAAAGAAGTAAACTTTGACGATCTACAAGACGAACAGAAAATAATGGTAAATCAGATCAGAGATTTGGATATGCAACTTGGAAGGTTGAATTTTCAAGCACAACAATTACAAGCAGCTAAAAACCATTTTTCAACTGAATTAAATTCTTCTTTGAAAGAAGAGAAGGAAGATGCCTAAGTTAAATGTAGTCGCAGGAATCATAGAAAAAGTAGTAGATAAAATCGATGACTTTACACTTGATAAATCTGAAAAAGCAGAACTCATACAAGAAATCAACAAGGCACAAATTGAGGTCAATAAAGTTGAAGCTAATAGCAACAGCTTATTTGTATCTGGGTGGCGTCCTTTTGTTGGGTGGACTTGTGGAGTAGCACTATGTTACCATTTCGTACTACAACCCTTCTTAGTCTTTCTGTTATATTCATTTGGTTATCAAGTGGATTTACCAGTGTTCGATATGACAACCCTAACGACAATACTTTTAGGTATGCTTGGTCTTGGGGGAATGCGTTCGTTCGAAAAAGTGAAGAAGTCGGCATAATGGAATTTAACGAAATCATTGAAAAAGTCCTCGAACACGAGGGAGGTTATGTCAATGATAAAGATGATTTAGGTGGGGAAACAAAGTATGGTATAACCAAACGATTCTATCCTCACCTCAACATCAAAGAACTCACCAGAGAACAAGCAAAAGAAATCTACTATAACGATTATTGGATTCCTTCCAAAGCACAAAAATTACCAGAACATCTACGCTATCCATATTTTGATTGTGTAGTAAACACTGGACAACGCAGAGCAGTAAAGATATTGCAACAGGCGTGTAATAATAAAAACACCTTTGAAATCAAAGAAGATGGACTAATTGGTGCAGCGACTATCTCTGCGTGTAAAAGATTAGAGCCAGATAGATTTGTTTCTTATAGAATTTTATTCTATTCTTTGTTAATTTCAGAGAACCCTACACAAGAAAAATTTTGGTATGGGTGGTACAAAAGAGCTAAAGGAGAGTAAATGCCTACATATATAACATCACGAGATTTAAAAGATACCTTTCCAAATTTAGATGAATTTGATACAAAGAAACCATTATATGGTTGGGTAGTAGATTCAGTCAGTAGATATGTTTCTCACGACTCTGGATTAGTGACACAACTCTTTGCAGATGGACAAGATTTAGGATCAGCAGAAGCATCAAAGACTGATGTAAACTCTAATGGTAAATGGTACTATGAAGAGTCAGAGGACGCAGTATATTATTACAATGATGCAAGTAGTCCTGATGATTTACTAATGGAAGCAGGAGAAGATTTTGTTACCCTAAAGAATAGAGTAATGAAAGACGCAAGTGATTATGTAGATTCTAAATTAGATGCTACGCTTCCAAGAGAACAATTTTTATTAAAAGATGGTACATACGATTATCTTATTAGACGCTTAACTTCTTTA